CAGCGGAACATCGAAAGAGACCAAGGAAGGGGACCAACAGTCGCAAGATTGTATTGCAAAGAAGCTGGTAAACCAGCAAAAACAAGCAATTCACCCCGCCTCACAGCGGACAATGCCTTCTGCCAAATTTTTCATGATTGAAGAGAAATCAGAGGCAAAAATTAAGAAAGGAGACCGTAAGAACCTTTCTAAGAGCAATTTCCAGTATGATGTTAGTGGAAATGCAATTTTTGGTGAAAAATTGTTAAAAGCGCAAGCTGCTCATTGTCTTAACTCATTAGAAGTTAAGGGTCTTATAGTAGACGGTCAAAAATACTATAAGGTAAAGAGACATATTTTCTCTGAAGAAGATATAACTCTTATAACGACACAGCTCAACAAGGCTGTGAAAGGAAAACTTTCAAAAGTAGTTTTTAATGAAACGAAAGAGATCCTAAAGTCAAATTGTTGGATAGAGGAAGAGGATGCTATTGATAAAATTATTAATATGCGATCTGAAACTATTAAACAACAGAGACTTAACTATTTAAAAGCTCTTACGCCAACGACAAGTAGCGAAGTAGCACCTGTTGAATATTCTTATGATCCTTCACAAGGGTTGAAGAATTTGGATCAGGAAATGGAAGTTCAGTCTTCTAACAGTGTAAAAGCTGTAAATAATATTGAAAAGAAAATGGAAACACAAACCAAGGAAATTCAAGAAAAAGCTCCTCTTACTGAGATGCCTCAGGACAAGGAGACAGAAGCTAAGACTTCTATACAAGCGACTGAAAAAGTCGAAAATGGTAACTTATTGTTATCATTACAGCTAGCTCTTGATCAAGTGAACAAGCAACTTGAACAAATGCGAATCACTCAAGAAGCAACAAATGCTGAAATCAAGCTTTTGAGACAAGAGAATCAAGAGCTACGGGAGGAAAATAAGAAATTAAAAAATCCCGAAGAGGTGAAATCATCTGAAATTAAACAAGAAGATTTACCTATAAGTGAACAAGCACTAGAAAAGGAAGAAGTTAGTGCTAAAGAACCTTCAAAACAGAGGAAAATCAAAAGATCGAAATCTGATTTGGGAACTAAACTAGTTAGTAAATTTACAGATGACGGAATCGATAAAAAGATTACTTTATCTGAAAATCCTAGCAAAAGTGAAGCTATGCAGGTTCTTAAAAATCAAATAACTCTCACTCCGCAAGAGCAGAAAAGGGTTATTAATCAAGGTAAGAGAATCTTACCTAAGAGTGTTGCTCAGAAAGACAAGGAGTTTTCTAAAGCCTTATCTGAAAACTTGAAAGAAAGTGATCAGACTATAAGACCAATGAAGGAAAAATCTCCTATTCAAAGAGCATCAACTCTAATCACTTTCACTCCACCTCAGAGAGAGAGTGCCCGTCGTAATAAAGATTGCCCTCCGGGTATCTTACCTATTCGATGGAATTACCTTAGATCTCAAAAATTGAGTGAAGAAGCTCTAGACAAAGCAATTCGTAAAGAATATTATCGAGTGCTTCAAAACGAACTCTACACTCTGAGATCTAGATGGTTGATTGTATCCAAGAACAAACAAAATCCGTTCTTATGCAGTCCTAAAGACATCTGGAAACAGATTGGAGGTAATGACTCGCATCTTAAGGTTAATCAAGCCATTAAGAAGTGGAGAAAAGCAGTAGTGTCTTTCGAGCCTACTGGCGTTTCAATTCCAAAGGATTGGAATACAAATGTTAAGATCTAAGTATGAATTACAAAAAATTCGTAGTAGAGAATAAACATTTAATTATCAATATGATAGTAATATTCTTGGGATTATTATCTCAAGCATTCGGGTATGGATTTAAGTGGGATGTAGTACTCTATACCGTAAGTTCAACTATACTACTCCGGTATGTTTTAATACCTAGTGTAGGAGAATTTAGTCGTAGTTTCTTTAAAGGAGTTAAACAAGGACTACATGAGATTGCCATTGCTAACACCGCTGGTTTTAATTTAAGATCGGTGGCTATTAACTTTGGTAATCATTACGCAGGAGTGACAGCCTGTTTTTATAGTGCTATGCAAAATCCAAGCACTTCAGTAATAATGGCTGAACTTGTGAAAATTGGTTCCTTCTTGGGGATCGAGATTCCAATAGTAAACGTTATTACGTCAAAAGCAGCTCGAATTGTAGGTGATGCAATTAGAGAGGAAACTCTAGAAGATTGTATTCCCTTAATAGGAACAGCTGCAGCCTTAGGAGGGCAAGAAATTACAGGAATTTCTATTGATTCTTTCGTGCAAAAACAAGCTCGAAATATAACTAATATAAAAGTTATACAAGAACAAGTCAGATCCGTTCTTGAAACATCGGGTATGATTGTACCAAAGAATCATGAGAAAATTCTAGAACTTTCTAATCTATTGTTATTAATTCGTGATGATTTTGAATATTTTACACAATTAATGGCAGTAGCAGGACACGAACTTAATAAACCTGAAGGTCGCAAGAGACTTAATAATTTTGAAGCGAGAGTTAAAGAACTTAATGCTTTAATAAAAACTGTTAATCAACCTAGTTTGAAAAATAATGCAGTTTTTACTGAAGCATCGAATTTAATTTCTCTCGCTTTGAAGATATTAGTTCAGGCTAAAATTGTTCAAAGTCAAAAAATGCGCCCTACTCCTGTAGGTGTGTGTTTACAAGGTGTAAGCGGGATTGGTAAATCAACTCTCGTAACAGCCTTGATTAAAGCAGTTAAAAAAGAAATCACAGAGAAATACTGTGAAACTCTTGGCTCTGCTGATGACTGGCAAACTTGGTTTGCACAGTTCAGAGATGATTTCGATACTGGTTATAATGGACAAGAGATCACATACATGGATGATGCTTTTCAAAAGAAAGATAATAGCGATCATCCTATGTGGATTAATTTCATTAGTAATCAGCCAATTGGAATGGTTATGGCACGAGAAGAAGAAAAAGGTAAACCTTTTAATTCTCTGATGTGTCTTGTAACATGTAATACTTTACCAACATCAAGTATTACGATCTCTGATATAACAGCTCTACAGAATAGATTTCCAATAACTATTCGAGCAGAGTTAAAAAGAGGACATAAAGCACCCTCTTTTAACACTCCATATGATCCTAATTTCGAGCACTTGCAATTTAAAGTAGGAAAAATGCAAGAAATAAAAGATAATAATGGAGAATACATCAGGTTTAATGACATTGTTAGTAGAATCGCACTGGCGATTTATAATAATGTTGATAAAATCAATTTGATTTTAAGATCTGATGTGATACACCAACAAGCTGATTCAAGTGATGAAAGCGATGATGGTGTAATTTGTTTTGATCCTAGTAAAGTAACTGGTGATGCTCCTGAACCATTTTCTGATTCAGATGATGATGATGATAGTGGAGAAGGAAGTATTATTAAGACAATAGGACCAAACCTAACAACAATTGATGAAGACGAACTAGAATCTAATTCAAATGATGAGGATTTTAATTCTGAAGAACAACGTTTTCAAGAAATTGTTGAAGGAAACTTTATTCCACTAGCTCAGATTCAGGATGTGAGAGCAGGAACTGAGTGGAGTGTTAATAAAGCTATTGGTGAGAGTATATTACAAGCGTTTAACTCACAGCCAATTGACCAGATTCGGGGTTTAGGCCCTTGGATTTGGAAGCTCAAAAGAAAATCCGATGGAAAGATGTTGAAGGAAGTCTATGAAGAATTCAAAGATACACGACCAGCTGATTTCTTAAGAGCTATCGCCATTTGGGAAATTAATAATGATTCTCAAACAAATTTGGCGCAGATTCCAATATTAAAGATAACGGATATTTGGGGAACTGAGTATATCTGGGGTCCGAGTTTAATGCAAGGACAATATCTTTTTGGAGCCTCAGAAGGTTTTCGTTTAGAAGTTGTAGAAAGAATGAAACCCTTCTATATACAAAAATTCAACCAATTGAAAACATCATTGGTGAATTACTGGAATAGTCCTACAATTAGGAGAGGGATGATTAGATACGCAGTTGCCACAACTGGTGTTGTCTTTTTACCTCTACCCATGATTCATGGCTATTTCCAACAACAAGCTTTATGGTATTGTTGTCCAACCTTTACAAACATGGTTGAAGATGCTAGCAATTCATACTGGTTCATTCGGTGGAATCCATGGTTGCGAGCTGATTTTTGGATAAGAAGAAAAGTGGAAAGTGCTTATAAAATTCTCGAAGAAACTCTAAAAATTGTTAAAGAGACGACAGTCGCTTTAGTGATTAAGGTTTGTGAATTATTAGGTATTGAAACTACTAATATTATCCAAGGATTTGCTAATATGGTAGGTGATGTTGCATTACATGCTACTATATTAGCAATATTCTCAATTCTACTTTATCTCTTATATAAGCTTATTATAAGTTTAACTAAGAAGCAAGAACTAGAAGTGGAAGAAGGAGAATATGATCGAGAGCGTTTCAGAAGGAAGACGAAGAAAACGAAACGCGCTATTAGACGATTGAAGCAGGAAACTGATTATTTACTCTGTCGTGATTGCACTACTCAAAGAGAAATTCAAATTATGGGAGACACCTTTGAGTATCATCATGATAAAGAGAATAATGATCTTTTCAAAGCAGATTTTATCGATCTAATAGAAGAATACATTGATGATGAAGACACATATGTCGGTTCTATCTATCAAAGTAGAGGAGAATGCTCACTTATTAGCATTTATTCGGCTGAAGAACCTTTAACTATAAAGGAAAGTCGGATATGCTGGTATGGACAAAAGCAACATCCTTTATTGAATGATAAGAAAGCTGTGTGTATTCACATTCAATGTAAATCATCAAATATTCGTGAAGAAATAATTAAAATTCTAAGCGGATATAAATTGCTTAAAATCACTGAGTTTGTCATTGATTTTGCAATTACTTACTCAGAAAGTGAAGTTCTTTGTGATTTGATTATTTTCGGTCTGCGAGCAGTGAGGGAAGACCGTTTAAATCATATTACGAAAGCTAATATAGCTGAATGTAGTAAGTATGCAAATAATTTCAATATGGATAAGATCGATCAAGATCCTAGATCTATTCCTGAAATTATACAAACCGAAGCAATGCAAAATGCAGTTGCTATCGGTACGAGTATTAAAGATAATTTTCAAGTACAATTGTCAACTTGTCATCAAGATTATCTAGACTCGGAGAACTTCAAAACTAAAAGTTTTGGTTTTGGGCATAAAAACTTAATTGTGACTAATGCTCATGTAGTGGAGGTTGGAAAGTTAGTTCGCTTTCATAAGACAACTCGACCTACCACTAGTTTAAATGATTATCATTTAGCAATTGTTTTATCTCGTGACCCGATCAGAGATTTAGCTATTCTTAGAATTTTGAATAAAGAAGAAGCTAGAGCAATTGTGGGAAAACCGCTATTTAAGATGTTAATGCAGGAGATAAAATTTGGCGATTTAACAAAACATCTTTATTCTCAAGATACTTGGGAACAAGTCGTCAATAACACTCCAGTAATAGTGGATTTTCCAAAAACTGGTATAACAGTACCAGCAATTGCGAGATGTAGAGAAACACGCATTCGCAATTTTTCAACGGAATCCGGAAAAAGGGATTATGTCGAAATTTCAGGCTTTATTGTTGATGCCACATATTCTAAACCAGGAGATTGTGGTGGATACGTAGTAGCTACGAAAGATCGATACGAATCGAAAATGATCGGATTTCATTCAGCATCAGGCAGTCATAGTTGGTTTGGATCAGTCTTAACAAAAGAAGATTTGAGAGAACTACAAGTTGAAACTGCGTGTAATGATGTGTGGACGAGTCTTATACTACCTGGAAAACCTGCCGATTTACCTATTGGTGATGAAGTAGAGTTTTTGGGAAGGTATAAAGGCACAACAATGCCTGTCTCGTCAGAATCTATTGATCATTGGCACCATAGCCCTTGGTATCATTGTTTTGAAGAACAATTGCAGCCATCACCGCTAAGTGCTAGTGATCCTAGGATTAAGGTAGAAATACCTAAAAATAACGAAGGAAAGCCTTCGTTATTAATTGCACAAAATTCAATTATGTGTAAATCATTACCTGAAATGGAACAATACATTTTAGATATCATTGAGCGATCAATGACGTCTGAATTAATTTGTAAATTGAAAGGTAATATAAAAACAACCGCAACAGATGTTAAAGTCTTGTTAGATACCGCACTAAATGGTGCGCGTGATAATGAGTTTGTCACCAATTTAACATTGAATAAAGCGGCGGGTATTCCCTGGGCTAGTATCCCAAAAGGAATGCTAAAAAGTGATTATCTATCGATAGTGGATGGTAGAGTCACTTTTAATGAAGGACTGGGTCAAGTGCTTAAAAAGCGCGTAATTTTCAAATTAGAACAGGCTAAAAAAGGAGAGAGAGTTATATCTTTTAGTAATTCAAAAATAAAAGATGCTCTTATTAAAAAGAAAGCTGTTTCGATAGGAAAAGTTCGAGTTTTTCACTCGATCCCAGTTGATAAAATAATTGCTGATTCGGCTCTATTTGGACATTTCAAAGAAAGCTTCCAGCAATTATTCGTAGATGGAAATCACGCTATTGGTGTGAATCCTCATTCGAAAGGATGGGGTATCATCTACGACAAAATTGCAAAACATCCAAATTACTTTGATTGCGATTTTGAAAATTATGATAAACACTTGCATAAACAACTAATGCAAACAGTGTTTAATATCATAATTAATACTATTGATGAGGTTGCTCCTGATGAATGGAAAGAAGCTAGGAAAATTTTAGCGACTGAATCAATAGAAACATATGTTGTTGATTATGATACCGTTTATAAGACAGAGAGAGGAAATAAAAGAGGTGAGATTTTAACAACAATTGTTAATTGTATAGCAAACGATATTCTATCATTTTATGCCTGGATTAAAACCACAGGTATTGATAGTATAGAAACGTTTCGAGACAATGTATCTATTATCACATTTGGCGATGATAAAATAGAATCAGTCTCTGACGAGTTTGCTGAACAATATAATTATATGACTGTCAAAGAAGTTTTAACTTCAATAGGTCATAAAATTACGCCAGGATCAAAAGATGGGAAAGAACAACCATTCACATCAATTGATAATCTCCAATTCATTAAGCGAACGTTTGTAGAGCTTAATGGGGAGATAGTTGCTCCTTTATTGCAGAGGAGTATTGAATCACCTTTCACATGGACAGAATTATCAGCAACTGATGTATCAATCTGGGAGGGGATTGTTAAGGAAAAGCTATATGAAGCTTATCTTTGGGGAGAAAAGTACTACGATATATTTAGAAATAAATTGTCGCATTGTAATTCGAAGCAAATAAGACTTCTAATAGCACCAATAATTGCGGTTCCTTACGCACAAAATGATTATTGGAAAAATTGTTTTAAATATGAGTAATTTACAAGAAGAGGTTTTTGGAGGTAATACTACTCTCTGGGACGTTTTGAATACTCAAGGCGTTCCGGAACTGGCAGAACAAACACGCCAGATTAAAGAACAATTAGATTCGCTAGCATTGACGGTGCAAAACTATCAAAATCAAACTAATGCTGAATTAGTGAGAATTAATAGTAGCATCACTACAATTAACACCCAGTTAAGTAGTGTTCTAGTTGATATAGCAGATCTAAAAAGTTCTAGTGCAAACTTATATTCACTATTTTTCGCAGTTTCTGCGGAAGTTAGTTCTATAAGTTCAAGTTTAGTAACACTAACATCGCAAGTTACTAGCTTACAATCAACAATGGACACAACAGTGTTTAGAGTTGATAATCTTTCTAGTACCGTTACAACATTGCAAAATAGAGTTACGGATATAGAAACGAATCAAAATGGTACTTTTATCAGGTATAATACGTTATACTCTGTTATAGAATGGCCATTTTGGCAAACGGGATGGGAAGCCTATGAGATGATAGTCACAGGTACAGGAGGATACGTCCCGATAAACCGAAGTGTGATGACTTTAATTAACGGCATTAGTCGTAGTACTATCTTCGGAATCGCTTTTCGCGATATACCCCCTTCGTCAGGAGGTGCCCCAGCACCATTAATGGAGGGATTAGCTTCGGCTAATTTTGGTCAAGGCGCAAGCCTTATTTACATTAATAAAACACAATGAAGAACAAACCACAAGTTATCGTTGTAAGAGATATGCCACATTGCATACGTGATGGGCTATCAGAACTCGATTCAACCGAGTTAAATAAAGGGGTCGATACCATGATTGGTGCTGTGATCTCTGAAGTTGGTGAAACCATTAAGAAAGTTTTACCAGCTTATACACATCCGATTGAAGTTTATCAGTTACGCAAACGACGTAAATATAAGCTTCCTGGACATATTTTCGGAAAGATGCACTTAGGTGATGCTTTTTCTGCATTTATTCCTATTCGTTTCTCAGCCCCAGCTGTGGGAAGTCGGATAACACTTAACCCAAAAGTGACACATCAACAACGTGCGATGATGGAATTATACAAATTCGTACAAGCTGATGCTACTTGGGTTATTGTGACACCTGCACCTTTAGGTACAGGTATATTATTAAGAGCATATGCTCCAGAGTTTGATAAATCAACTGAAACACGCGGTGTTAGGTTTCGACCTATGACTGCTAGTCCTATTGGTTTAGATCTACCATGGAGTAATGATCTTTCAGTAATCCCTCTTGATGCTGGTCGCCCAGGTCAAAGTGGATTATCAATTGTTGTGGAAACAGTAGAAGATAACACATTAACAGAGGTCCGTACACCTTTGGAGATGGTTGCTTTCTGTTGTATTCATAACGTGCATTTAAGCGGAATGATCAATGATCAACAGACGCTTGAAATTCCAGGACTCAACTTTACACCAGTTGCGGATCCTGCAACTCTACAGTATTATCGTGAGAATCAAGAAGAGGAAGACGATCAGATATTACGATATGAAACAGAGTTAAGTGCAGATGCTACTAATGAGGTGGCTACTGGCATCGCTAGTGAAACTGGAGGTGTTGGAAATCTCACTACGGCAGTAGAAGCGGCTGCAAAGCCCCCGCTAAAGCCAAAAGCCAAAACATCGGCTGCAAAGAACCAAACAGGTGTGCAAAATGCCACGTGGTTCCCTTGGACTAGTGTTACAGTTAGTCAAGCCGATGTTGGGCAATGGAGAGAATTAGAATTCAATCCATATAACTTTCGAAAGAAAGGAGAAAACATATCCCTTCCCTATCACAGGAATGTCTGGACATCTGGACAACAAAATAAGGGATACGTAGCAACTGTAGGAGTCAAAATGACGATTCCTAGAGCTCCTCAAATTTCAGGTATAATTGAAGTATACGATTCTATGAACATTAGTAGTCGTACTTTAATTGCCTTTGGGGAATCGAAGGAGATGGAGTTAATTCCATCTAACTTTGCTGAAGTACCAGAAAAACCGGTGCGGTATGCAAACAACCCATGGTTGCGTACTAATGAAGCAAAAGTTAAACTTCGATATAGAGTTCTAGCAATAAATAGAAATGGTGATATCGCTGATACTAATATTTCATTTATGGTTAGAGCAGGGTCAGCTGTATTCCAAGGTCCAACAAAACCAAAGAAAATGGCTAACTTAAATCAATTCGGTTTCTTTATGAGACTGATTGATGAAACTTTTGATTGTTTAGAACTACACATGGAAAGTTCGGAATCAGAAGTATCAGGAATTAGTAATTTACGTCTTCTTTTAGCCGAAGATGACGATAATATTAATTCTGAAAACTTCATTACTGCTGAAGCAGGTGACATTGGGGAGATTGGAGAAACCAATGAAACTTGTGGTCTTGATGAAACCATCGATCAAGATGATTTTGCTGTTGAAGTTTTTAGAGGAAATATTGCTGTAGGAGATACAGTTGCTATTCCTATTAATCTTGCTGCGATTACAGACACTTTAGGTGAAGGATTGGAAAATCCAATAACTCAAAAGTTTCAAAGATTCGCTCATGTTCAACCAAAGTTACCAGGTACCTTTGGTCCATGTATTGGGCGATATATAATCAAAGTAAGAGTCCCCACAAACCAAGCAGGGGATATTCATTCAGTCTTAGTTCCTAATGATATGAATGATCAAGCAGTTTTGGCTGTATTCGGATTGACTAATCTTTTGAGTATGGCTTCTGCTGCTCTACAACCAGTTGGCGGTGCTCTACTTACGGGTGCAGTTAATGCTGGTCGTAATATACTCGGTAATATCTTAGGTGGTATTATGGGTGGAAAAGATTCTTCAAAAGAAAAAACTGACACTCCACAACCGAGTAATACACCAAATATTTTTGGTGGAGGATTTGATTTATCTCGTTTTATTAACTTTTTAAAACCTGTAGTTGAAAATGAGATAATAGATCCAACTATGGCGACCTTAATGGTTGCTGCAAAAGACTTCTTCAGTACTATATCTGGAGCAGCTTTAACAGAAATTCCGATTAGTGTGATGATGAAAATGGATGAACACACTGTCGAAAGGACTGTATACAATCGAACTTTCGATCCACTGGGCGTTATGCCTAATGAGATCTGGATTCCGAAAGATCGATATAGCTACATTGCGGAAGCATTTGTAGCTGATCCGAGATCATTTGAACTCGGAAGTGAACAGAATATCTGGTTCACAAAATTCATACTAGCAATGGAAGATCATATTGAAAATGATACTAAAGATGTTAGTATATGTCTAAGTGAGATCGCAGCGAAAGAATACACTCGCGCGCACTTAGAAAGAGTGATTGCAATAAAATCAGAGCGAACACTCTATACAACCCATGAATGGGAGACTCGTTTTGACGAGGTTTCGGGCGGAAGCGGAAAACACTTTTCCTCCTCAGAAGAGTCTTTAATTGATTAAGCTGAAAATTTTTGGCCATGACCTTTCCCATTCGTGGGGAATGAAGTGGAGTTTTTAGTAGGCTTGTCAACCTTGTACAGAACATCGTACATGAAC